GATTTGATTAGCAATAGTAGATATTACGTTTGAATCAGCTTTCTTTCTTAATGCAAATTTATCTTCAGGACTAAATGCTTTTACCATCTCTCCTTTGTCATTTTTGACTTGGAGTTTCATTATAAGTAAATCAACAAGGACAGTTAAGTCTTGAAAATTGCTAGACTTTTTAAAAATAATATTTTTTTCTTCAAGAGTTAATGGCTCTGAATAAAATATACTAGCATTACCATGCTCGTCTTTCCATTCAGGAACTTCAATAGTAATAGTTTTAAGAGTCTCAAAATGAGTCTTTACTCTATCAATAACTGACATAAAATATTATTAGACAGTTCCTTTAGTTAAAGCACCAGTACCTTGAAAAGTCACACTTCTTGAAACAATTGCGTCCATAGAGTTATTAACTGACATTCCTGTCACAATTCCTGTTCCAGTAAAGCTTTGATCTCCAGTATCATTACCCTCTGGTAATAAAACAAAAGAGATAGAAGAACCAGCAGTTAATGTTTCTTGTTGTGCATCTGCTTCATCATAGTGCATTTCTAATGTACCAGAGAAAGAAGTTCTACCAGCTACAAATGATTTTGTGCTATCTGTTAATGCAGTATCTTCTACTACATCTCCAGTAGTTTCTAATGTAAAGCCAGTTAGTTCTCCAACTGCAGTTCCACCAGCAGTGACTACTCCTTCTTTTCCGTGATGTGTTGCCATGTTTTCTTATCCTTATTTGATTTTGGTTTATTTTCTTTTTCTTGCTTATAACCAAGTTTTAAAAAATTATCAAGTTGGTCTTGGTTAATAATTACCTCATAACCATTCTTATATAATTTAATATCTTTAGCCATATCGCTTTATATTATTTATCTTCTTCCTCGTCAATATCTTCTTCGTCTTCTTCAAAATCATCTTCTTCATCAATATCTTCTTCCCAATCTTGACTATTATCTTCTTGGTTTTCTCTCATTTCTGCTAATAAGTCTTTTACTTCTTCACAAAGCATAGACTCTTTATCGTGCATCTTTTCTATTTGATCTATTTTTTTTTCAATTTTATTTATAAGTTTTTCTGACATAATTTATCCTATGGTGTTCCAGCTTGATATTCGTACATACACCTGATTGTCATTCTTATACCACCAACAGGAAATAAACTTCCCTCATCAGTTTCTACTTGTACGACTTCTGTATCAAGTGCATTACCTGATCGAGTAATATCAGATTCTAATTCAGTTTCAATAGCAGTAATTAGTTCATTTCTTTTAGTGTCAATATTAGCTTCTGCACCCTTAACAAAACCAAGCACAACAAAGTCTATTGTACCATGTCTAGTTTTAGCACCACTTCCTAATTCCGAATCATCTCTATTTTCTTCTGATGTCTGTATTATTACTGCTGGATATTGTTGCTCTGATAATTCGTCCAATATAAATGGTTGTCTAGTAGCTTTTTTAATTGCTGGACTAGATATACCAGAAATAGTTGATAATAAATTACTTGCTATGTTTTCTCTTACACTCATATTCTAAACTTCTTTAATTCTTTTTCTACAAATCTATTAAATGATTTACTTATAATCTTTTCTGTTCTATCATTAAAGCCAAAAAATTCTCTTTTAGGGTCATTTAATACTTGGTTAAATAATGCTCTTTGTAGCATTTGTGCATTAGTAAAACCTAGTGATACTTTGTGTTTTCCTGTTTTTTTACTTGTTAAACTTCCTAACATTCTTCCAGTATAAAATAAATCTACATTAGTTGATTTACCCTCTCTGTTTAATTTTTTTAGATAACCTTGTGAATATGGTGCAAAAACACCATCTTTATAATTAATACCTTTTTTAGTTTTAGTTCTAATAATATCTATTAATTGAAACCCAGCTTGTTTAACACCTTTATCAATTATTCTAGGTAATACTGATTGAAACCTTTTAAATTTTTTAGATACTTGTTTAGAGTTAGATTTTATCTTTAAATCAACTGCCATTATCTAGTCAATCTTCTAAATCCATGTAAAGGCTCTCTCTCATTAGAGACAATAGTTCCTGAAGAATCAACATCATATTCAACACCATCTTCTAATATCATTCTCCATTCGATATTGTATTGTGCCATATAATATTCTGCCATTCTTTCAAATCTATCTTTTTCTGTTTCTGGTCTAAATTTAGTTAATGCTGGTAATAAGAATCTGCCAAGAAATAAATAAACTCCAGCACGTTCAAACTGATCTAAATTAACTTTTGTATCTACCATTTCAGCAGTGTTAAGAACTGTAATATCTGTAAATATATTTGTTTTATATACTGGCCACCATTCTACTCTTAACTGTCTTAAAATATCGTTAGTTGTTTGTGTAAAGAAATTAACTGCTTCTGTATCAGTTGAAGCAATACCAAAACCAAAAGCATCAGGTTGATACTTTGTGACATCTCCAGCAACAATAACATCAGCACCAGTATAATTAGCCATAACTTACTTCCAAATTAAATAAATTATAACAAGAGCAATAGGTATAGAATACATTGGATTATTTTTAGCTTTAACCCAAACCCATTTTGACCATTTTCTAGCTTTCATTAGAATTATTTGATTCATCTTTCTTTTTCCTTGTTTTACGTTTTTTAGGTTTTAGTTGTACAACCTTTTCTTCTTTTACATCATCTTGTACTACTTTAAAACCTCTAAAATCCCAAACTGATTTATTTGTTTTATAATCTAAAGCTGATCTCTCAATAATTTTATTACCTTTTTGAAGTTTAATTGTATCTGATTTTGTTTCTATAATTTTTACCATAAGTTCTCCTAGTTATGAAGTGAGGGCAGTTTCCCACCCTCACAAAGTATCCAATTATTATTGGATTGATGAATCGTAGTGTAATTCTACACCATATGAGTCATGGATTTCTCCAACACCATATACTGATGTAGCTACAATCTCGTCTGCTCTTAATGAAGCATCTCTTTGAGTTTCGATTTTTACATCTTCCATCATAGCGATTGCAAGAGCATCTCTGTGCATAGCACCACCTTTGTAGTCTCCAGCATTACCAGTGTTAGCAATATTTGAAGTTTCAAAGATTGGCATACCAGCTAATCTACCTACAAAACCTGATCTTAAAGCTTCGTTTGCTAAATCATTTGCATTTGCGTTTGCAAAAGTATTTGTCAAGTTAGCTTTTAGGTCGTAAGCGATTTTAGGGTGTAGCACAACTGCACACTCGTCAATGTTAAGAGCATTTTCTCTTAAAGTTGAAAGTGCATTGAAGATTACTGCTGATGATATAGCACCAGTTCCATCTCCTAAAGCAGTTGAGAAACCATCGAATAATGCAGTTAAGTCTGCATCTTGTTTTCTTGCTAATGCTTCTCCGAATAATTTACCAATGTCTCCAGCAACATTTCTAGGTGCTGAATTTCTTGCTAAATCTGTAAGAGTAGTCATTACACCAACTTCACTTGCAGTGATAGTCACTGAAGTAGGGTTGATAGCAGTGTTTGATAAGTCAGTTGCTTCTGATACTGCCGCCGCTGATACGTTAGCATATACAGGAACTTCAACTGCTTTACCACCACCAGAGATCGCATAGTTTTTAACTAGGTTTCTCATGATGGATTTTTCTGAAGCTACAAATTGAGCTTCTGCAACAATCTCTGTGTATAGTTCCGAGAGTGTTGACGATGTACTTTCGTTTGCCATTTTAGTTTACCTTTATTTGTTTAAGTTAATTTGTATCGCACCTGAATCTCGCTTCTTCCTATATTCTGCATAGGCTTGACGATCTTCTGGTTTCGATAAGTCCAAGTCCTGTAAGTTAAAGGGTTTAACAGTTTTGCCACCAATAGCACTCTGGCTTCCTGAACCAGACACAGACCCTTTTCGGAAGTGTGGGTTGCTATCTAAAAACTCTTTTACTCGATCTTCAAGAGTTAAAAGTTCTCCTTTTGAGTTATATCGTACATTAGAATGATTATCAACTACTTCTATACGACCATCATCAGTATATTTAACTTCCTCTTTTAAAAGAGAAACAACCTGACTTGGGTTAATGGCATTGTTAGAAGATGCAATAGAAAGTATTGAATTATCTACTTTTTCTTTTTTAATTTGATTTTTATATCTCAATACTTCTTCTTCTTTTTCTTTTATTCTTTCTTGCATAATTTTTTCGATTTCAGATTTAGATTTAGCTTCTTTTAATTGTTGTTCTTTTAAAAGTTCAGCTTTTCTAGTTTCTTCTTCTTGAAGTTTTTTCTCGTACTTTCTTTGTTCTGCTTCAAGTCTTGATTTGATTATGTTGTCTAATTGTTCTTGTGTAAAAGTATTTTGTTTTGGTGCATCTACTTTTACTTCTTCATTAGTTTCATTTTGTTGCGTTTCAGGTGCAACTGCCTTTGTTTCTTCGGACATTGTTTTCTCCTATTATATTATTAGTTCGCCTTTACTGTCATACCAATCAGGATTGACATAAGACCATTGATGACGACAATTATAACCACCACGAACAACTAAAGGGTCTCCAGCTTTTTTGCCTGACCAACTTCTACTTGCCCACAGTTTTCTGACTTCATCAACTGTGAAAAGTCCACTTTTCCTCTTGTTATATACACCACTAATCATATTTCTGCAAATTTCCCTAGTTGTTGGAATTACATCTCCATAATATTTAACAAAAGTAAGTCCAGCATCTTGTGACTTATTGAAGTTTAATGTTGCATCAAAATCACGCAAAGAATCATTTAATATTTGACCAGCATATCTTTTCATGTTTTCTCCAGCACGATCTCTTGCAAATTTAGATTGTAAAGTTTGTATTGATTTATCAACCTCTGCTTGTTTAGATTTTTTAAATTTATTTTCATTTATATAATTTATTAGTCGTTGAATTTCTGGGTCATCTGAACTAGCATAGATGCCATTTATTGTTTGTCTTAATTCTTTTTCTAGGGTTGCAAAATCGCTTCCAACTAATGTATTCTGGTACACCTTTTCTGATAATCTTCTTGTAAAAGTATTTGATACATCTTTAAACTGCGTAAAATATTGTTGTTTAAGATTTTGAACTAAAGCTAAATCTCCTTTAGTAAGTTCTTGAAACTCTGGTGGTATATTACCAATTCTTTTAAATGCTTTTTCAATTCTTTTAGCTTGTTTATTAAAACCCTCTCTTACAACTGTATCTGACCAATCTAAATATTCTCTTTCTAAAATAAATTTTATTCTCGGTCTTATAGTAATAGCTGATTGTAGTTCTATTAATTTACCATCTTGTGTTGGGAGTCTTCCAGCTAAAGATACGACCTCTCGTTCTATTCTGTCTAATGTTGCTATTAATGATTTGTAATATTCTGCTTCAGCAAGTTCTATTTGCTTAATTCTATAAAGTGTTGCATCTTTGACTATATCTGACATTCATTAAATCTGCTCTTGCTCTACTTCTTGATCTTCTTGTTGTGGCTCATCTTGTGTGAACTCTCCAACTTCAGATTTTGCATCTATTTCTTCAAAAATAATATTTAATTTAGCATCATCATCTACAACTGCTCTAGCAATCTCTTTATCAACTTCTTTGCTAAATGTAGGAGAGCCAATACTCATAGCTTTTGCTTGTTGGAAGTAAATTAAATCAGAAGCATAATCTCTAATGTTAAATGAGTCTGGGTAATTTATTTCGCCATCAAAAGTAGCATTTTGGAATAATGCATATAATCTAAATAATTGTTCTTCAGCTATTTGTAAGTTATCTGCTTTTTCTGATAATCTTGCATTTAATAATTCAAATTCTGTTTGTAAAGCTATACCAGATGATACTGCTTGTTTAGTAGTTCTTACTGCCCCTGTGTGTGCAATTCTATTTATAGATTCTACCTTGTTATTTATTGAGTCCATTATTGCAGTTAAGTTTTGGCCAGATGGTTGTAGTAAATATGGTTTTAGATTTGGTTCTAATTCATCAGGCATTTCTATTACTGCACCAGCACCAGCACTTGCATTTACACTTGGAGTTTTTACTAATGATGGGTGGTTAGTTAATCTTATTAATTGTTCCATTTCGGAATATTCGTTGTAGATAGATTTTTGTAAGTCAGCTATATCAGTTAAGTCTGATTGACCAATGCCACGTTTGTGAGATTTAGCATTGTATAAAATAACTGCTGGTATTTTGCCAATCAGGTTATCGGCAGTATCTATCAATTTCGGTTCTTCTCTGTTTGGCATATAGACAGTATCAATTCTGTCAGGATACCAAAGTCGCATATATGTTCCACCT